GTCCACATTACCTAAATACAGGGAGGCGGTGCTAGATGAAATTATGTCTGAGGTTAGAAAATCTAGTTATTATAAGAAAATGATAGGTATATATAATCCAGCTGCTTATGATAAGGCATTAATAAAAAGACTAAGACAAAATCTAGGATTACAATCATCAGATGCTGTCGCTGCTTTTCACATTTCTAATGATGTAAAATTAGCTGCATACGATGTAGATTTAGATATGTCTAAATTTAGAGGTATTGTTTCTAAAAATAATTACTCTAAAAAATCGTATGACAAATCAGTACTTTCCGCTCAAAAACAAAGAGATTTAGAATGGTGGTCAAAAGGCGCTGATGAAAATCCATTTAAACATACTGCTGTACATGAAATAGCGCACGCTCTAGATGATCAAATACAATTTAACAGAGAGCCAGAATTTATTAAGTATTATCAGAGAATAAGATCTAAAGGTGAGGAATATACATCTAGATCTCTATCAAGGCCATTTAGATCAAATACCTATGTAAAAAGCAATTTATCTGAATATGGTAGCTATAATGAAAAAGAATTTATTGCTGAGTCATTGGCTGAATTTTATGGATCAGAAAATCCTAGACAAATAGCTAAAGATGTAGCAGAAATGCTTAGGAGGTACTGGAAAAAAAGATATAATAAGTCAATGATAAAAAGTAAAAAAATAAATCTAGACAACGAATTTGATGAGTTTGATGATGGATTTACCATTATAGTAGAGCCTTATGGAGGTGGCCCACATTCAATAGGTGATGATTACGATAAATTTTAGAATTAATATATTTGCAATATGAATACAATTATCTATAAGTCAACTCAAATCGGTGAGCTACTAGATGCTGACACCGCTGCTGGAGTTGTAAAAGGTTATGGATCTGTTTTTGGTAATGTCGATTCTGATGGCGATGTGATCAATAAGGGAGCATACAAAAAAACAATTCATGAAAATGGCCAAAGAGTTAAATATCTGTATCAGCATGATATGGATAAACCACTAGGGAAAATGGTACACCTAGAGGAGGATGACAAAGGTTTAATATTCGAGGCGCATATTCCTAAAACACAATTAGGAAAAGATGTGGTAGAATTAATGAAAGCTGGAGTCATTACTGAGAACTCTGTAGGGATTTTACCAATCCAAAAAGAAATGGGCCACGATGGCTATCGCCATATTAACGAGGTCAAGCTGTTTGAAATATCAGCTGTGACACTAGCGGCCAATGACCAGGCAATGATAATGGATGTAAAAGGAAATGTAGATCCAGAGAAAATTGCTAACCGCTATGATAAACTTGCTCAATTAATCAGAAAGGGAGAAATCTCTGATGATCTGGGATACGCCTTAGAGGCGGAAATACTAAAGCTAAAGTCAATTTATGTTAATGTCACTCAGCCGACTGAAATAGAGGTCACTGAGCCGATCGAGGTAAAAGCAGACAATAGCGAGATTTATAACTATTTGTTTAACACTCTTAAAAAATAATCATGGAGGATAACATTAAAAAAGAACTCGATCAAATCGGAAACATTGTTGACGAGAGAATCGAGAAAGCATTTAACCAGGCGAAAGACAACGCTAAAGGTGAAATGGAATCATCTCTAAAATCTGAGATTGAAAACTTGACTACACAATATGTAGAAAAAAGTGAGGCACTTAATAAGAGAATGGATGAGTTTGAAATGGCTGCTAAGAAAACAGCTGCTGGAGCTACTCCTAAGTCTTTTAAAGCTGCATTAGAGGGAGCGCTTAAAGATGGCGCTATTGATGCAATGGTAAAAGGTAACGCTAGCGCTGCTCGTTTTGAGGTTAAAGCTGATATGAGCCTAGGTGCTGATGTTACTGGAGTTGTAGCTGCTGAAACTATCGTAGATCAAATCAAATACGATCCTAGCCGCTCAGTACATATCCGCTCTTTACTACCTTTAGGATCAACTGATGCACAAACTATCCGTTTCCCTAAAGAATCAGCATATAGCGACAACGCTGCTGCAACTGCTGAAACTAGTGCATTTGGACAGTCTGACTTTGATCTAGCTGCATCTACTGTAAATGTCGAGAAAATCGGTACTTACATGAGAATCACTGGAGAGATGCTAGATGATATTAAGCAATTAACATCTTATCTATCAGCTAGAGTTCCAGAAAAAGTACTTTCTGTAGAGGATAATGAAATCTTAAATGGAGATGGATCATCGCCAAACTTAGATGGATTATTTACTGATGGAGCTGCTTTTGCTGCTGGAGGATTTGCTTTAGCTATCGAGTCAGCTAATGAGTTTGACGTGCTTACAGTTGCTTTAAACCAACTTGCATTATCTTACTACCTAGCGGATACAATCCTTTTGAACCCAACTGATCTACACAAAATGATCTTGTTGAAATCTACTGCTAATGAGTATTTGAGAAATCAAATCTTTAGCGGTTTACAGCCAACTATCAATGGAATCCCTGTTACAGTTAACACTGCTGTAACAGCTGGAAAATTCTTAGTAGGAAATCTACGCCAAGCATCTCAGCTTTGGATTCGTGAGAATCTAGCTGTAGAGTTCTCAAGAGAGGACAGCGACAATTTCCAAAAGAATTTTGTAACTGTACGTGCTATGGAGAGAGTAGCTTTAACTAACTACCTACCTAATGCAATCGTGCAAGGAACTTTCTCAACTGCTAAAGCCGCTTTAGAAACTGCATAAGGCAGAGAATATAGCTAAATAGCATAATGAGAATTATGATAATTAGGGTATCCTTTTTGGGTACCCTTTTTTTATTGTTTAAAATTACTTTCCCCATATATTTGGAATTTCCAAATAAATCTGTAAATTTGGGGAAACAAACTATTAATTATGAGAACTATTATTCAAAAAATCAAACAATCTACCGAATGGGAAATCATTGGAGAGATGACAAAACCTAGAATTATTTTAATGGCGCTTTTATTTAACGCCACTGCATACATTTCGATGTATGGTTTTTTAGAATTGATACTATTTATACATTACAATCTATAGATTATGAATTTGCAGCAAAGGGTTAGAATTGTGATGATAGCTGGTTTCTTTGCCTGGGGTTTATCCCTGGGCATAAGATTCCAGGCTGTATGGGATGCGATGGCTATGTTCGCTTTGTCAGTGGTTTTAATACGATATAGAAATGACTGATCCATACGATTTTTATTTAAACAGTATAAAGGATCTGACTGAGAAAATGACACCAGCAGATTATTTGTATCTTAGTGATAAGATATGGGATTTTGCCGATAGGCTAGAGGACATTAAAAAGAGATAGCTATGGAATTTTATCCGCACACACCGCCAGATGATTACGAGGGTGGCTATTGCAAGGTTTGCGATCGCCCAAGTTATGGTGATGATATTTGCAGTAATGTATGTTTTGAGGCATATATGATGTAATGTTTTGTTTTTTTTCATTTGATGCGAAACCCTAGGCTGAAATATGTTTAGGGTTTTTTTTGTAGATTTGATTCTGTGGATAATAACCAGAGAGGTTGTTTGGCGGAGTACATATTCGCCACTGAGTGCATGAAAAGAGATTACCAGGTATCCATGCCTCTTATAGATTCATCCCTTTACGACTGTATTGTGGATACAGGGGAGCGACTCCTCAGAGTACAGATAAAATCATCTACAAAAATCCCAGAAAGTGAAACCAGGAAAAACGTACATATCCCCCTACAAAACAATAAACGTACTTACACTAAAGAGAAAATTGACTACTTTGCTGTCTGGTGTGATTTTTTTGATGGTTGGTTTATTTTTAAAAATACTGGAAAAATGCAATCTATAAGAGTTTCACTTACAGGAAAGAACAAAAAATATTTTAATAACTTTGCATTTAAAGAATGATTTCATAATCGTAATTTTGTTTGGTTTGTTTAAGGAGAGAGCGCTACAATTACTGTGGCGCTTTTTTTTTATCTTTGTTGTAAATTATATAGCATGAAAATCAAAATGACTAGAGATGTATATTCTGGGCCAGGATGGCGCAAAGAGGGTGACGTTATTGATCTGGATCCTAAGATAGCAAAGCACTATATTAGAAAGGGAATAGCTATTGAATACAAAGAGGAAAAGGCTGCAAAAGAAACCAAAGAGGCCAAAGCTCCTAAAAAGAGAGTAACTAAAAGTAAAAAATGATGCATGATATTAAGGTCAACTCTGTAACTGGCAGCGAGATAGTAACTACTCAAAACGTAAAAGATTTTGTGCGCATCGACACTAGCGCTGATGATACTATCATAGATCAAATGATCACTACTGCCAGAGAATGGTGCGAGAACTATATCGGAAAAGATATAGTCGCTAAAAATAGAACATTCTACCTCCAGGAGGTTGACCAGCGTTTTACTTTGCCTTTTGCGCCAGTAGCATCTATCAGCTCAGTAACATCCGAGGGAACTGCTATCACTTATAATTCCTATGGCCTAGATGATACTATGATAGAAATAAAAAGCCTACCAGCTAAAGAGGTAAAGGTTACCTATGTCACTAGCGGACTTTCTCATGAGCTTATAAAGCACGCCATACTACATTTAGTTTCAACTCTTTATGATTACAGAGCTGACTTTATTGAGGGCGCTGTAAATGAGGTGCCTGTAAAGACTAAGGATATACTGCAATCGTATAAAACAATGTATTTCTAAATGAGTGCTGGTAGATTAAATACTAGAATTGAGGTCAAAAGATTGACTAAAACAGCTGATGGGTTTGGCGGATACACCTCTACAAATGCAACTGTAGAAACACTATGGGCAAATAAAAAGGATATAAAGGGAGAAATAAAGGACACTGAGGGTAAAAGAGGCCGCCATGTTTTAATTGAATTAGAGCTAAGGAAAAAGGCCGCTGATCAGATCCAGGATAATGATCTGTTAAAGATAGAGGGCAAAGAGGGCCTATATCGCATTAATGGTTTCTATGATAGTGAACAGGATTTTTTTACTACCATACAAGCCACTAAATTAGATTAATGAAAATAGAGCTAGATAAAAACAGTTTTAATAAGCTCCAGGGCAAACTTACAAAGCTAAAGGCTATAGATAAAACAGCGCTTTCTACTGAGATAGGAAAGGGCGCTTTAAAGATGGCCAGAGAAATGAAAAAAGTTGCGCCAGTTGACAAAGGTAATCTGAGGAGAAACATTAAATCTGTGGTAAATAACAAACAGGCTGAAATTAGATCTGATGCACCATATTCTGGTTATGTAGAATTTGGAGGCAAAAATCCAAAACGACCAGGAGCTGAGATCCCATTTTTCTATCCTACAGTAAACAAAGGAATAAAAGAAATGATGACCAGCATAGATAACACAATAAAAAGACTACTTAAATGAATGAGGCCATACACTTTATAAGGAGGGCAATTATAAGCCGCCTAACAGATGCAATTACTGTAAATGGCAGTTATGTACCAGTTTATAATAGAGTGCCTAATGATGCCTCTGAGCCATATATACGAGTCTATTCTGTAGATTCCAATGAGGTGGATCAGAACGCTGATAGTTTTATGCTAGAATGTACTACCAGAATAGAGGTGGTGACTTCATTTATTGGCGATGATGGCGGAGAATTACAAGCTAATCAAATAGCATCTGAAATATTAACACTAATTAGAACTCGCTCTGGTAATTATTTTGACCTTAGCGCTGATGGATTTAATGTTTACACTTGTACAAATGAGGGGACTAGTTATCTATATGAGGATGGCGTAGAAAAAACATATTTTAGAGCAATACTAACTATCTCGAATAGAGTAGAACAAACTGCATAAAATGGAAAATTTAAAAATTTGGGGAGTTAATTTGTCAGCATTAGGAATATCATTAGTGAATATAAATTCGATTTTAACGACATTGGTGCTATTGGCATCATTAGTGTGGACTATTGTACAAATAAGTGATAAAATAAATAAAAGAAAATGAGCAGTAAAATAGACATTAATGGCGATGGAAAAGCCGATTTTAGCATCTCGCCAATGCAAATTATTACAATAGCTGCAATGTTTGCCTCAGTCATAGGTTCATATTACACGCTAAACAATAGAGTCACCTTATTAGAGGAGGAGGTTTCTAAATTAAAATACAATCAAAAAGAGTACACCTGGAAAAACCAGAGGGCGCTTGAGGATGAGGTTAAATCTATGAAACTCGAAATGAGAGATTTTATGAAAGACCTGGAATGGATCCAAAAGGACAAGCGTAGGTGAAAACAGGAACTGTCGGAAACACTTTAAACTATAATTTAAACACAATTAATATGAATACAATTTTAATAATTATCACAGGAGTAATTGCTATCTCAGCAATCGCTATGGTTTTAGCATCTTATAATATTGTAAAAGATGAGAACGGAAACAAAATCCCAGACTGGGTAGAGGAAAAATTTGCTAGTTTAAAAGAGGAAATTAAAAAACTAAAAAAATAAGCAATGAGATATATCAGCAAACATATCAGCTGGAGGGAGGCGAGTCATTCAGCGACAGCGGAGAAAAAAGAGATCGAGAATACACCACCAGAGGTGGCTGTGCAAAACATGAAAAAACTTGCGAAAAATGTATTCGAGCCGCT